GGGACAAGCTGATGCTGCGCCAGCAGGTGGCCTTCCACGGCATGATCCAAAAGGGTGTCAAGGGCATTCAGACTGAAACAGCTCGCGCCCTGGCAGTGTTCCGCATTCCCCGCGACGGCAACGCCCAGGTCATTCGCCAGGTGCTGGAAGAGTACGGCGGCGATGGCGCATTGCAAGACATGGCCCGCAGCTACCTGTCCCTGGAGTCACGCGCTGCTCAGAATGCCATGATCGAGAAGTCGATGATGTCTGGCTTGAAGGATGTCTGGTTCTCCACCTACATCAACGGCCTGCTGTCTGGCCCCGTGTCGCATGCCAAGAACATTGTGTCAAACACCATGTTCGGTTTGTACCAAATTCCTGAGCGCATGGTCGCGGCCATGTACGGCAACGTGCTGCCAACCGGCGTGCGCAGCTGGAAGTCTTTGGTGCCAGGCTCCGAGGCCGAGAAGGTCGGCATGGACGAAGCGCTCACCATGGTGCAGTCGCTGCGCAATGGCATTGTTGAGGGCATGCAGCTGGCCAGCGCTGCCTGGAAGAACAACGCCCCCAGCGACTTGATGACCAAGATCGAAATGCAGCGTGGCGGCTATGAACCCACAATCAGCTCTGGTGCGTTTGGCATCGAGCAAGACAAGTGGCTGGCCAAGGCGCTGGACTTCTACGGCACAGCTGTGACCATTCCTGGTCGCGCACTGATGACCGAAGATGAGTTCTTCAAGGGTGTGCTGTACCGCATGGAGCTCAACACCCAGATCACCCGCCGTGGCAAGACCGTCTACCGCGAAGGCGTCGAGGCTGGCCTGTCTGAGACAGACGCCATGGCCAAAGCATCGCTTGAGATTGAGGGTTTGTTCCAGAACCCACCGCGTGATCTGGACGAAGCAGCCATGTTGTTTGCGCAGAAGGGTACGTTTACTGCCGAGCTGCCCCCTGCATTGAAGAACCTGCAACAGGTGTTCAATCACCCCGCGCTCAAAGTGATTGTGCCGTTCTTCAAGACACCAGCCAACATTGGCCTGCAGGTGATCGAGCGCACACCGTTTGCACCGCTGTCTTCGCAGTGGCGTGAAGAGCTGGCCAAGGGCGGCATCTACCGCGACATGGCCCTAGCCAAGGTCACACTTGGATCAGCCGTCCTGGCTACCTACGCAGCTCTGTCTGCTGAAGGTCACATCACTGGCCGTGGCCCAGAGCGCAAGGCAGACCGCGAGGCTCTCATGCGCGACGGCTGGATGCCATACTCCATCAAGGTTGGCGACACTTACTACAGCTACCAGGGCATGGAGCCAGTCTCCGCGCTGATGGCCATCGCTGCCGATTACGCTGAGTATGCCAAGCATGAGCCCGACGCTAGCAAAGTGGAAGAGGTGTTCCTGGGCGCGACGTATGGCTTGTATGAATACCTCAAAGAGCAGCCCTATTTGCAGGGCATTGCTGACGTTGCCAAGCTGATTGGCACTAACCAGCAAGGCGCTGTTGACGGCAAGAAGATCGTTGACGGCCTGGTCAAACAGTTTGGCGGCTTTGTCATTGGCGGCTCACCAGCTGGCGTTTACAGCTCCCTGGTCGCTGGCATTTCACGTCTGTCTGACCCAACCAGGAAAGACACACGCGCCGACCCCGAGCTACCCATGGGTGTGCGCGGGTTTGTCGAGGCGTTCAACAAATACAAGTCACGCCTGCCCTACTTCAACTCCGATCTGCCAGAGGCATTGAACCTGTGGGGTGACCCGGTGCTGACATCGCGTGGCAACCCGATGGAGCTGGTGCTGCCAACCCGTGTGAGCCCTGCCCAATTCAGCCTGGTTGACGACGCCCTGGTGCGCATCGGTTCACCTGTCGGCATGCCAGATCGCAAGGTCGATGGTGTCGAGATGACGGCTGAGCAGTACAACCGCCTGCTGACAATCTACGGCAAAGAGCTGCCATCTAAGCAAGGCATCATGGATGTCATGATGTCCCCAGGGTTTACCCTGTTGTCACTGGATGACCAGCAAAAGACCGTGCAGTCGGTTCATAGCAAATACATGCAAGCAGCTCAAGGCCAGCTCAAGCAAGAAGACCCTGCACTGCAGGCGCGAATCGCTGAGTTGCAAGAGCTGCGCAAGGCCAATGGCCTCTACTACAAACCTTAGAAAAACCGTACAATTTCCATTAGGAAGGATTGAGTTATGCCGATTCCAATTTCAAACGTAACCCGTCGAGTTGTATACGCAGCCAGCGGCACTGGCCCGTATGCGTTCACCTTTGAGATTCTGGCGAACACCGACATTGCTGTTTTTCGGGATGACACGCTCCTCACGCTGACCACCGACTACACGGTGACCATTGCAGCCAACGGCACCGGATCAATCACCCTGGTGGCCGCGCCTACTGGCGCCACACAGATTGCCATTGTCGGCAACCGCACGATTCAGCGCACCACAGACTTCGTGACTGGTGGCGACTTTTTTGCCAACACCGTCAACGACGAGATGGATCAGCAGACCATCTTCGCACAGCAGAATGCCGAAGGTTTGCAGCGCGCATTGAGCGCACCGCAGACCGATCCAACCTCAATCAACATGACGTTGCCACGGGCCAGCTTGCGTGCCAACAAAGCGCTGGGCTTTGATGCCAACGGCAACCCGGCCATTGCTGACACGCTGGGCACCAACCGTGGCAACTGGGCAAGCGGCACGCTGTACTACGTCCGAGACATTGTCAAAGACACAACCAACAGCAACATCTGGCAAGCTATTGTCCAGCACACGTCTAGCGGATCGCAGCCAATCACCACCAACGCAGACGTTGCCAAGTGGTCTTTGCTGGTTGACGCAGCTGCTGCCGCGACAAGCGCAACCAACGCAGCCGCATCTGCCTCCGCTGCTGCCACCAGTGCATCAAATGCTTCTACGTCTGCAACCGCCGCGTCTGGCTCAGCCAGCACAGCAAGCACTCAGGCAAGCAATGCTTCGACCTCTGCCAGCAATGCCGCGAGTTCTGCCAGCGCTGCATCGAGCTCAGCCAGCACGGCCAGCACTGCAGCCACCAACGCTGGCAACAGCGCAACTGCAGCTGCAACAAGTGCAACAAATGCAAGCAACAGCGCCAGCGCTGCCAGCACATCTGCCAGCAACGCAAGCAGCTCAGCATCAGCGGCCAGCACGTCTGCGTCTAACGCATCAACGTCGGCCACCAATGCAGCCAACTCTGCGACAGCGGCATCCGGCAGCGCGTCAACAGCCAGCACACAGGCAACAAACGCGGCAAGCTCAGCAACTTCTGCAGCTGGTAGCGCAACAAGCGCAGCATCAGCACAGACGGCCGCCGAAGCTGCACGCGACGCAACTCTGGCTGCATACGACAGCTTTGATGACCGATACCTTGGCGCAAAAACAAGCGACCCAAGTGTTGACAATGACGGCAACGCATTGGTTGCTGGCGCTTTGTATTTCAACAGTGTTGATGGCGCAATGAAGTTGTACACAGGCAGCGCATGGGTTGCTGCTTATGTGTCTGGATCTGGCTACCTGGCTTCAGCAAACAACTTGTCTGACCTGGCCAACGCAGCAACAGCACGCACAAACTTGGGTTTGGCAATTGGCACAAACGTCCAAGCCTACAACGCCAACACAGCAGTAACCAATTCAGCACAGACCTTTACAGCTACACAGACATTTAGCGGTACATCTTCAGCTACTGCCATTGTCCTAAACGATGCAGCAGAGGTAGCAACAGTATCAGCAACTGCGGCTACTGGCACGATTAACTACGACATTACAACTCAGTCAGTCTTGTATTACACAAGTAACGCAAGTGCTAACTGGACAGTTAACTTCAGAGCCTCTAGCGGTACATCATTGAATACTTTGATGAGTACAGGTCAATCAATGACTGTTGCTTTCTTGGTCACTCAAGGTGCTACTGCTTACTACAACTCTGCTGTTCAAGTTGATGGCACGACTTCTGGAGTTACTACAAGGTGGTTAGGTGGTGCGCCTACTGCGGGTAATGCTAGTGGCATTGATAGCTATCGCTATTTGATTATCAAGACAGGTATC